CGCCCAATGCGACTGTCAGGGATGCCCAAACAGTACAATAGATTTTTACAAAAAGAAAGAGGGCAGTTAAACCGCCCTCTTTCAAACAAGAACATTTGTTCGTGTTATGCGCCGGGTGAACCGAATACAGCGCGTGGGTCACTAAAGCCGAAGCTATAGCGTTCACGAGCTTTAAAACGCATGTTGCCTGTGTCGAAATCAGCTTCCATGTTTGTGCGCATAGGTGAGCGCTCAAAATGTTTGAAGCCGTTAGGAGCATCAGTTTTAAGGAAGAACGCATCGGGATCAGTCAAGAAGTGGTTGACTGTATATCCTTCTGGGAGCATTCCCATGTTCTTTATCGCGTTTAGATCATTGTCTGAAGTGCCAACACGCAATGTTGATTCCAACAAACGATCCGCAATAAATTGCAGTTGTGGTGGAATAATCATCTTAGTGCCACGAAGAGCAATGATCATGTTACGCTCATCCACAAAGGTTGAGATGTCAATAAGAGCATTTTCCAACGAAGTTTCGTTGAGGTCTGCTGCTGTTGACGGCTCATTGCGGAAAGTACCACCACCCGCAAGTGGGTGAGCAGTAGAGCAAAGTTCTACGCCATCGCCACCAGTAAAGCTAGAGTTGAACGCATTGTTCAATACTGCGGCAGCTTTTACTTGCTTTGTGTGGGCCATAGAACGGGCCAGTGCTTTAGTGTAACGCGCTCCAAGACGATCATAGAGATTGTCTTCGATTGCTTCTTCAGTAAGTGCGAATGCAAGCGCTACAGTCTCGTGTGAATAACGAGCAGTGTAGGCTTCATTTGCGTTATCAAAAGAAACGCCTGCACCTTCGGATTTTGTGGGAGCATTCCCAAATCCGACGAGCATAACTTCTTCTTCAAAAGCACGATCTGAAGTTTCTGTGTCAAAGATTTCAGCATGTTCGCCTTCGTAACGATCATACTCCATACCGAACAGGGCGTTGAGGCCCGGCTCTAGTTCTTTAACTAGTTGTGAACGTGAAATAGCCATGATTCAATCTCCCTATGCTAACCCAGCGCCTTTGACGCCGAATATATGGTTTTGAATGACTACTTTTACATTCGTATTTGCTGATGCCACATCACTGTTTTCAGGGTCTTCAGAAATATCAATAGCCTTGAGGGAAAGCGTAGTTGCAGTTCCTCCATCAGCTACTTTTAATTCAGATCCTGAAACACCAGTAGTTGTACTACCAGCGCTTGTGTAAACAACGTCGAAATTACCAAACAAGTCAGCAACTGGAAATGCTGCATCTGCTTGCACTTCAAAAACAACCATTGGGTCATCAATAATAAAGGCAATAAGATCAGAAGCATTAGTGCTTGCAGGGTAAAAATTGGAGAACCTTTGTTCTCCTGTTGTGGGGTCAGTAAATTGACACCCGTTAAATACGCCAACAATAGGTACAGTCCCGCCATCGGCGTGAATTTCCACTGTTCCACCAGTTACTTGCATAACCATGTCACCTTGGAAAATAGCTGTTCCGTAGTTTGCGGCGATTCTGTATCGGTTTTGCCCACCAGTATAGGGAGTTCCCCCTACACGACCAATGGGGCGTAAGCCGAAGGCAGCGTCTTGATTCGCCATCTTTACTCTCCTTCAGAGTTTCCGCGTCCTTTTTGTCCAAAAGAAACGGATGATTTACGTTGAGCAGCAGACTTTGGCATGGCTGGGTTGTTTTCACGCATCCAGTCACGATCTACTGCGTCCATTTGATTCTGTGCTACACCTTGATAGTGTGCATTCCGCTGCTCGGCCAATTCAACAGGGATGCGAGCGAGAACAAGTCCACCAACACCAATGGTGCCAGCGTTGCGTCCCTCATCTACTATTGGTCCAACATAATCGGGATATTCCTCAGCGCGAACGAGGTCCCAGCCTTCTTGCCGTTTTTTATGTACGTTAGTCTTATCATCGTATTCCATTACGGATTCACGAATCCAACGGTGCTTAAAACCGATTGGTGGTTCCGGGGCTTCTAAAGCAGAACCCGGACGCCATTGTTGTGGGCGCTGTGCGCTCTCCCGCGTACCTGAGTCGCGTGATGTCCTGTCTGCCATTTTATTCACTCCGCCTATTATCTATTTTAGCTACTTCTCGCGCATACTTATCGAGTGGTATTCTCATTTTCTTCGCAAACGCAACTTGACCCGGCGATAATTCTACCGATTTCTTCCGCCCTGATTTTACTGACCGTCCGTTTCCAGACGCGGGAGCAACAGTCTGAGCGTTGGACCGTTTCTCCTTAAACTTTTGAGGCATTTCCTTACGCATACGCGAGTCGATTTCTTTATAGTAATCGTCTGACGTAGGATCGTAGTCCTCTTCCAAAACTAGAGTTTCGTGAATAGCTTGAGCAGTTCGCGTCATAATGCGATCATTTCCAAACCAGCTATTCTTATCTAACCAACCATCTAGTTTTTTATCACGAGCGGGAGCCGCTTGTTGCTGCTGAGGCTGCTGAGGAGCCTGAGCTTGCTGTTCTTGTTGCGCTTTCTGCTGTTGGCCTTGACGTTCAATCTGACTCTTTTGAGAGCGAACTTTGTCTTTGGCTACAGCAATCTGAGCAAGAGCTTGTTGAGCTTTAGCTGCACGATCATAATCGCCAGCTTCACTTGCTTCTGCGTAAGCACGAGTTGCTTGGGCTTCTTGAGCCTTCAAGCGACCTTCGGCTTCTGAGTTGTACCCTGCACTAACTTGTTGCAGGCGAGTCTTCATAGACTCATTTTCTTTTTGAATTTTGTCAGCGTACTGATACGCAGCTTGAGCTTCCTCGGATGCTTGCTTACGTTTCGCTGTCAGTTGATTAATCCTGCGCTGAACGGATTCGCTATAATTTTCTAGCTCATCGTCCCCGGATGATTTACTACGAACATTTGTTCGGCTTTCATCACCGTCGTCGTCAGAAGAATCAGTATCATCTACTTGATCCTCTTCAACTTCAACGGAAGTACCGTTTTCAAATTCGTCGTCATCACGAATATCTTCAGACATAGCCATTTTCCTTGCTCTCCATTAACTTATACATACGAAATGTCTTTAGGGTCAAGGATTGTTGAGATAATATTATCGTCATTTATAATACGAACCTCAAGTCCTTCCACTTTGAACCTATTTCCACTATATCTTCCTATAAGAACCCAATCTTTCTCATTACACCAAGGACCACTTGGGAACTTCTGGGTGTCGCTGTATGCGTCTGGTCCTAGCTTAACAACGTAGGCCGCAACAGTGGCGAAAGATTCACGCTCGCGAACTGAATCAGGAACGATAATTCCGCCCTTTGTTTTCTCGCTAGGATAATAAGGAATGATGAGGACGCGGTAGCCTGTAGGCTGTGGCAGTCTCTCTAAAGATGATTGCTTTATTTCTGAAGGATCATCTGCGTTTTTGTTCTTGGCACCTTTACCAAAGGCATTTTCTAATGGTTTGGGAATCTCTGAAGATTCTCCCGTGACATTTCCCGCTGCTCTTGCAACGTGTTCTGGCACAAATAACTTTTTAGTCATCCGCGTACTCTATACCTTTCATCGCGACTTTGAGTTCTTCCTCAACGTAGGCCATGCCGCGTATTTCGCCCACTAAATACCGATACTCCTCAAAGGTTTGTATCGAACCGTCCGCAAGCCTGTCTTTTAGACGGGCATCGCGCTCACGAATGCTCTTATATAGATATTCTGCTAAGTGTAGTGCATCCATACCGCATATAGTATGAGATTATGCGGGAGATACAAGTAGAAATACCAAGAAATCAGAAAATACCTTGGAATCTCTGGGGCCTTGCAATACTGCTGAACCTACTTAGATTTTTTGACTTTTGTTTTTTTATTTTTGGCAGGATTTGCAACTGGCTTTTTAGTCCACGCTTCGTTTTCTGATGTGGCTGGGTCATCTGCAATAAAGTGTCCGTTTTCATCTCGCGCCCTCACTTCTTCAATAACAACTTCTACTTGAACAACAGGTTCTGCTATGACAGTTCCACGCTTTGCTGCACGAATTTGTTCAACCATTTTATCTCTTACTGATCCCATTTTATTGATTCCTTGTGTTAGAGTTTAGAGCCGCAATGTCTCTCTGTGTTTGAATGCGGTTTTCTGCAATTCTAGTCTTATCTGCTAATGCAGCCTCAGAAACATCAATACGTTGCTGCGCGGTAAGAACATCATTCTGTTCTCTTTCACGAGCAAACTCTTGCTTTGCTTCAAACTCAGCTTCTTTGCGCTGCAAGTCAGCAGCTTTTAACTGGAGTTCTTGGTTCCTGATGTCCACAAGTGGATCAGACTGCTCAGGTGGAGTAACCGCCTGTACAAGCTCCTCTGTAAGATCAGCAATAATTTGTGCTGCAAGAGAATCAATCTGTGGCTTAAACTGCGCCATAGGATCAGCAGGAGGTTGTTGACCTTGCTGTCCACCCATCTGCCCTTGTTGTTGCATCATTTGAGCTTGTTGTTGCATCATCTGCATTTGCTCTGGTGGAATCTGAGACATAACTTCCTGTTGAGCCTGAGCCTCGGCAAGTAAGCCTATGTGCTCCTGTATGTGGCCCTGTAGCGCCATAATGGCATTCGGGTTCAGTTGCATGGCTGGAGTAGACATAACTGCCATGTGAGCCTCTATGTGAGCCTCGTGGTCTTGCTCTGGGAATGCCTGTAACGGAGCACCCTGTAAAGCCAACTGGTTTTCCTTAGATGGATTAACTGGTGGGGGAGGCGGAGGCGGAGGTGGCAGAATGCCATCAATATTAGTTACGCCTAACGCTTCGTACATCTTGCGATACGCTTGATATAGACCCTGTGGCCCACCGTGTATCTGTGGATTGGATTGAACCAACTGCAACTCTGTTTGTGCCAATGCAATGCGCTGGGACATAGAGAATATGTTAGGATCAGAAACAGGCAGAACATCTACGCGATTATCAAAGTCTTGTGCAAAGATTTCAGGACCCATCTGCATGTCTGCTGGATACGGATAAGCCTGCACAGTCTCAGAGAAAATCTTAGACAGAAGCTTAAACTCAATACGCTGAGAGTAATGCAAACGCTTGTGGATAGCGGACATAACTTTAGTGCCACGCTCCATGATAGCCATTGTAGTTCCAACAGGCGTATCTCCGCCCATCTCGCCAACCTTCATGTCAGCCATTGATGCGAACCTACGTCCAGCATCTACAAGTGTACCAAGAAGGTTATAAAGCGTCCCTGAAGGCTCCTTGAAAGGGAGGGGCATCAAAGAGCCTTGCAGGGTGCCTCCAACCACATCAATATCGCGGAACTCACCGGGCTGAAGGGGAGAATCTTCATCACGGATACGAGCGCCACGGGCTTTAAAGCCTGCTGGTAGGTTAGAGAGCGTGCCTGCATCTATAAGTTGACGCAGGATAGACGTAGAAGCTTGAGCCAATCCACCAATCATATGCGTTAGACCTAAGCCATAAAAGCCCAAACCGGGCAGGAATTTGTAGTGTACAAAATACTGCTTTGCACGCTTCATAGGGTCCATTGGATCGTAGTTCCTGCGCACAGAAAGAACGTCACCTGAGTCAGCAATCACGGTTACAATGTACGGAAGCTTTAATCCTGTAGGCTCGCCATCAGCACCCAAATCCTCAAAGCCATCAATGTCTAAGGATGTGTGAACTTCATACAATGTAAGTTCTTCGGAAGGACCAGAAGGGTGAATGCCTTGGATGTCATCAATTGACTCTTCGACTTCATCCATAGAAGAATCACTACCTTCAGAATCGCTAGGAAGATCAATATCACGGTAAAAGCCTGCAAGTTGTAGCTTACGAATCTCGTTAGAATCCATAGACAAACGATGTGTAATGCGAGGCGAAGACGCAAAATCAGACGCGCCATAAGGCACGATGATGTCTTCAGCGTGAATAAACTTACTAACAGCGCGACCCTTTAAAGGATCGAAGTAAACTTTCTTGAATGTAGAACCAATCACAGGGAGATAGAACAACATCTGATCCATCTCAGGATCGTATTCTTCCATTTCGTAAGTGATCATATAATTCATATAATCTTTAACGCGCTCTGCTTGCTTAACAAGAATTTCGTTCTGAGCGCCAACAACCTGTGATCTGACAGGTCCGCTAGATGGTAGCATCTCACGGTAAGCTTGAGCTTGAAACTGTGTAACGCTCTCAGCAAGTAACGGGTGGATAACGCCAGAAGAACCTTCAAACGGCTCACTGCGCTCCTCAGTCTTCATGCCAAGGAACTCAAGGCCCTTCTTGTAAGTGTCTTCCCAGTCGGAACGGGCAGAAAGGTCATCGTCTATAGAACCAACAAGACTAGAAGATATATCGTTTAAATCGCCTTCGTCCATAACGTCAGCCAAGTTCCCCTCGAACTCGATTTCTTCTACAGGCTCGCCTTCTTCTTCGTATTCGCCAACAATGACACTTCCATCATCAAGCTCAGTAACGCCCGGAACTTCAGGAAGAAGATCGGGGAGTTCCATCATACGGGTATTATCTTCAACCATAGGCTCGTCGGGAATTCCGCCAGCACCTAATCCTTGTTCAATCGCCATTTTAGGCTCCTGTCATAATGCTGCGGTTAGTCTTCATCAACATCTTCAGCAATTACTTGTCCACAAGTGGGGCAAGTAATAACAATTTCTTCTGAAACGTCCTCATCAACAATGTCTTCAACAATCAATACCTCATCTTCAGGCATGTCATATTCAGGCATATCATCATAAGGAAGATGAATGTCTATGGTTATTTTAGGCATCACTTCACCCCAGTAAACTTAGTGCCACTGAGTGCTGCACCGCCACCACGAGAGTGACCAGAGTTTGAAACCTGACCGCCATGTTCGTAACTTCCCATAGATGGATCGTTATCTGACATCATTGAACCGTCTGGCATCTTGTGAACATTGCCGCCATTGGCAAAATAACCCATTTTATTGCGAACGTCTTTAGGAAGTTTTTTAAGACCAACCTGACTTTTACTAGGATTTTTCATTACTTTACTCCTTTAAATTTAGTTCCACGGCCCTTCATTACAGCTTTTCCAGTACCTGATTGTGGTTCTGAATCTTTTTTAGACATAAACTGTTTAAGATAATTACCAACTTGTAAAGCATCTGGAACGTAATCAAAAAAAGTACCCTTTAAAGCACCTTCAGGTTGAGATTCTACAAAAGTTTTTTTCTTAGAAGCCATTATGTTGTTCCTTTAAATTTTGGGCCACGGCCTTTCATAACCGCACCACCATTGTTAAAAGCACGGACAGAGCCGCCTTTGGCTTTTTTTGCCATCTGCTTGTCCCTCTGCTTGGCAGAGGGCCTTGATTCTAAGGGGTGAGTTGTCTTGCCAGTTCTTGATTCAGCAATCATGTCTAACATCGCAGCGCGAAACACTTCCCCCACTCTTTGTTTCTCGGTTGCTTTTGCGTCAGCCTCCATCCCTGCGGTAGGAAAAGCAGTAGGATTAGCCCGTGTTGTTTGAAAATAACTAGGCGGTCCGGGATCAAAGTCGCGTTCTTCCTCAATGACCCTTTCGCGTTCTGGGGCCCCAGGACGGTCAATGACCCTTTCGCGTTCTGCGGTCGTGGGAGGTGCCCCAGGTTTGTCGTCCCTAAATTCCTTAATA